AACGATCCAGACGGATCTCGCCCCTGCCTTGTAGTTGATAAGATTTCCCAATACGTTCGACAGGTGCAAAATGACCAGCGCCAGAACCGCCCCGCGCCAAAAATTCGCCCTGTTGATGACCATGCAGACCCAGAGACAGCCGAGATCCTGCAAGGCGTACTGCGTAACATCATGGACAACTCATCTGCTGATATTGCTATCGACACCGCATTTGAATCCGCCACAGAGATAGGCTTCGGGTATTTCCGCGTAATTACAGACTATGAAGATCCGCTATCGTTCGACCAAGAGATTATCGTCAAGCGCATACGCAACCAGTTTACCGTATATCTTGACCCCTACGCTCAAGAGCCTGATGGTTCTGACGCTAAGTGGGGCTTTGTTGTTGAGGAGCTGACCAAGGAAGAGTTCGAGCAATCCTACCCAAAGGCAGACCCGGTCGATTGGGAGACAGCTTCACAAGGCGACACAGGATGGGTTTCAGATGATTCTATTCGCGTTGCTGAATACTTCTACATCGAGAATGAAGATGTTGAGATCGTCAAACTATCCAATGGCGCTATCGTCAAAGCTGACCAACTTGAAGAATTTAGAGATCTTGTGCCTGAAAACGTCACAGTTATCGACACTAGAACATCAACAGTTCCAAAGGTCAAATGGTGCAAGCTCACCGCCGCAGAGATACTTGAGGAGAATGAATGGGCAGGTAAATACATTCCAATCATCCCCGTATATGGGGAAGAGGTTGAGCTGGACGGCGAGATTATCCGTTCTGGCATGGTTCGTCCTGCTATGGATGCTCAAAGGGCGTACAACTTCGCTGCTTCCGCTTTCATTGAGCGGGTGGCCCTATCACCTAAAGCGCCATTCATCGCCGCTGCCGGACAGATTGAAAACTATGAGAATGAGTGGGCCGATGCAAATACATCAAATATCCCTGTTCTTCGATACGATCCCGTAACCATTGATGGTGTTTTAGCCCCTGCCCCGCAGAGACAAATGGCGGCAGATGTTCCGCAAGGCTGGCTAGGTGTCATGCAGACATCTGAGCATGACATTCAGGCATCGCTCGGTATGTATAACACATCCGTTGGTGAGCAGGGCAATGAGATTTCAGGCAGAGCCATACTATCCAAGCAAAAGAAGTCGGACGCGGCTAACGCCCACTACGCTCAAAACCTGGGTCGTTCTATCCGCCACCTGGGACGTATCATTGTTGACTTGATCCCTAAGATTTACGACACAAAGCGAGTATTGCGTATTCTCGGTGAAGATGGCGAGCCTCAATCGGTTCAATTCAACCCCTACCAGGAAGAGTCTGTTCGGTCTATGACAGACCACGAAGGCAGAGAGGTCGGAAAGATTTACAACCCCTCCATCGGAAAGTATGACGTTGCCATCACTGTGGGCGCTTCTTACGCCACCAAGCGGCAGGAAGCAGCAGAGGCGATGCTATCCATTACCTCAGCATACCCGCAGCTTATGAGCATTGCTGGAGATCTGCTGGTTAAGAACATGGATTGGCCCGAAGCAGATCAGCTATCCGACCGCCTGCGTAGGACTATTCCTGCCGAGCTTCTTGATGATGACGAGAACGCTATCCCGCCACAGGTTCAGGCCGTGATGAAGCAATCAGCGGACATGATCGAGCAGCTACAGGCGCAAAACGCCTTCCTGACTCAGCAGCTAACAGATGAGCAAGACAAGATCCAAGTTGATAGAGATAAAAACCTTATCGGCGCGGAAGCTAATGAAATTAAAGCCTATGACGCTGAGACTAAGCGCATGAAGGATATGAGCGGCATGATGACCCCTCAACAAATTCAGGCAATGATATTAGAGACTGTTCGCAGCCTCAGTACAGCGCCGGATATATCGCCCAATAAGGGCGCTGATAATCTACCGCTGGATTTCAGCGGGTTATAATTACTTGGAGTTATCCATGAGTGAAGAAAACCTAGATGACGCAGAACTAGATCAAGAATCTGCGGAAACCGAGCAACCTGATGTAACAGATAGCCCTGAATCGGTACAGGACGATGCTGTTGACGGCGATGATACTGCCGAGAAACCCAAAAAAACGGGCTTTCAGAAACGGATCGATGAACTGACTAGAGAGAAGTATGAGGCACAAGCCCAGGCAAAGTTTTTTGCAGAGCAGCTAAAGTCAAAGGAAACGTCACAGCCAGCAACACCGGCTAATGCGGCTCCTGCTGTAGCTCCAAAAGCAGACGACTTCGACACATACGAGGAGTTTATTGATGCTCTATCAGACTGGAAAGTAGATCAGAAACTTGCGGCGCGTGAAGCGGCGACTCAGGCAAAGGCGGCTGACAATAGCAAAGCCGAAGCCCAAAGAGTCCAAGCCACATCAATGCAAGCCAGGATCGCAGAAGGTCGTGATAAGTACGATGACTTCGACCATGTGGCGTTAAATCAGGCTATCCCGATTACTCAAGATATGGCATTAGCCGTGGCAGATTCAGAGGTGGGCGCAGATTTGGCCTATTACCTCGGATCTCATCTTGACGAAGCAGCTAGAATCTCGCAAATGACCCCATCGGCGCAATACCGCGCTATTGGTAAGTTAGAGGCGAAATTAGAGTCTAGGCCAGTTCAAACAGCAGAAAAATCGAAAGCGCCAACCCCTATTAAACCAGTGGCCAAGGGCGCTAAAGCAACCATAGATCCTAATTCAATGTCTATTGATGAATGGATGGAATGGCGTAAAAAAACAGGTTAGCATTAAACTAGGAGAATCCTCATGGCTAATACAATTCTTACACCCACAGCGGTAACACGCGAAGCGCTCCGAGTGCTTCATCAGAAACTTAACTTTATCGGCAGCATCAATCGTCAATATGATGATTCATTTGCTAAAGAAGGCGCTAAGATCGGCTCACAACTGAAAATTCGCCTGCCTAACGAGTATGTTGTTCGTACAGGCGCAACCTTGTCCACACAAGATACCGCAGAGACTTCAACAACTCTGTCTGTTGCAACACAGAAAGGCGTTGATCTCAACTTCACTTCACAAGACCTCACCCTGAGCCTTGATGACTTCTCAAGTCGCATCCTTGAGCCTGCTATGTCGGTTCTTGCTGCAAACATCGAAGCAGACGCGCTCAACATGGTGAAAGACGTTTATAACGTGGTAGATTCTGACGCAGCCGCGTTTGATTTCCTCGATGTAATGAACGCCCGTAAAGTGCTTACAGATAACCTTGCCCCTATGGATAATAGTCGCCGGATTCTTCTGCAAACCAAGCACACCCCCAAGCTGGTTAATGAGCTGAAAGGTCTATTCCAAGACTCTGATGCCATTAAGAAGCAGTATAAAGAGGGTATGATGGGTCGCACTGGCGGGTTTGACTTCTACGAGAACACCCTGCTGAATGACCACACCACCGGAACTGCTCCAAAAACAACTCTGTACACCGTAAATGGTGCGACTGAGGGTGCCGATGGTCTGGTTACCGTGCAAACTGGTACCGCAACCTTTAAGAAGGGTGATGTGGTAACGTTTGTTGGTTGCAACCGCGTACATCCTGAAACTAAGGCTGACACCGGATCATTACAGCAGTTTGTAATCACCACTGATTATGCTGGCGGGGCTGGCGATATTGCCATCTCTCCATCAATCATCACCTCTGGCGGTCGTCAAAATGTGTCTGGCTATCCTACCAATGGCGGAGCCGTTGTTAAGGTTGGCGCTGGAGCGAGCGAGCTGATGACCAGCACTCTTGCCTTCCACAAAGATGCGTTTACCTTTGCGTCTGCTGACCTAATCATGCCTTCTGGCGTTGATTTCGCAGCCCGTGAACAGTATGACGGCCTATCAATGCGTATTGTTCGCGCCTACGACATCAATAACGACCAATTCCCATGTCGTCTCGATATGCTGTATGGCTATAAGACAATCCGCGCACAGCTTGCAGCCCGTATCCACGCTGACGGCTAAATGATTGGGGCTTCGGCCCCATTCTTAACTTTTTAGGAGTATATAACATGGCTTTAGAACAACTTGGTAAAAACACGGTCGAAGGGTGCGTGGCACCTGGAGTACATAAAGAAGTAGCAGCAAGTGGGGCAGCAGCGCGCACGCTGAAGGCTAATGAGTCAGGCGGCGTATTTCTGCTTGATTCGGCGGCTGGCGTTGCTTACACGCTCCCCGCTCCTGTAGCTGGCATGGAGTTCACTTTCGTTGCGACTGTTACTGTCACCGCTGCGGACGTGTACGCAATTACCACTGACGCAGCAACCACCTTCCTGAGCGGCGGCGTTGTTGTTGCGGCCACTACCTCAGCGATCGCTCTTGCGGCTGCTGGAAATGGCTCATCTCACGTTACTGTAACCATGAATGGTTCAACCACTGGCGGACTGATTGGTACTGTGCTTCGTTTCACAGCCGTATCATCTACCGTGTGGGCTGTTTCTGGTCAGGTAGCTGCAACCGGAACTATCGCAACTCCATTTGCATAGTAACTAACCAAGGATGGGGCTTCGGCCCCTCCTGCTTAATGAGGTGATGTATGGGAAAGCGAATGATTTACGGGCCTGACGGCGAAAAAGTGATCGTTGATGATGAGAGCGAGATCCCGCAAGGCTGGGGCGTTGATCCTGAGCTATTGAAGCCTAAAGAGATAATCAAACCTAAGACAGTCGATTACAAGCAAATGACTGACAAAAATGAGCTTGAAGAATTTGGGCGATCTGTTGGAGTAGAAATCGACAGACGCAAATCAGTCCCTAATATTAAAAGGGAGATTAAAGATGGCTTGCAAGAAAAAGAAGCGCAAGGGTAAATAATCATGGCGACCGCTAACGATCTAATCAGGCGCAGCCTACGCATCCTTGGGGTGCTGGCTTCTGGCGAGACTCCAGAGGCATCTGAGGCCAATGACGGACTGACCGCAGTTAATGCAATGCTTGACTCATGGCAAACCGACAGGCTAAAGGTCTACGCACTCCAAGAGGATTCTTTCACGCTTACAGGCGGGGATGGCGAATATACTATTGGGGCGGGCGGTGATATTAACGTCACACGACCTGAGAAGATCGAGAGCGCATTTATCCGCAGCTCTAATATTGATTATTATTTAGAGCCAGTCGGCGAACAGGCTTACAACCAAATACCTGACAAAACAACGCAGTCTCTGCCGGACGTATTTTACTACAATTCAGCCTATCCGCTCGGAACAATTAAGTTATACCCTGTACCAGATAGCGCCTATGCCCTGCATGTTACCCAATGGACACATCTGCAATCATTCGCAACTCTGGCCGATACCTTTGCTCTTCCCAGCGGATATGAGGATGCTATCGTCTTTAACTTGGCAAAGCGCCTTGCTCCTGAGTATGGGGTGATGCTTTCTATGGATGTTAAAGAGCAGGCGGCAGAGACTCTGGCGGCAATTAAGCGCAAGAACATAGGCCAGCCAAAATACGCCAACTCGGAGACAGTATCTCTCGGCAGCTCTGGTCGTGGTGGCTTCGACATTACTAGGGGAATCTAGTGAAACTCCCAATAGTCGGACAGGCTTATACTTCGCGATCTAAGAGCCTTAACGCTCAGAGGTGCGTCAATCTATATCCTGTTTTAGATAACCAAGGAGGCAAGAACGTAGGGGCGCTGTATGGCACTCCAGGACTAGACCTGCTTGCTACTTTGCCAAAGTCACCTATTAGGGGTGTATTGACCGGCAAGGACGGTTATTTGTACGTTGTAGTGTACGATACATTCTACCAAGTCGATCTAAATGGCAATTACTTATCAAAAGGAACGGTAAGCGCCAAAACATCATTGGTTGCCATGTATGAAAACCAAACCCAGATCATGATTATCGCAGAGGATAAGGGCTATATCTGGAATGGCTCTACATTAACGCAAATCACTGATGCAGATTTTACCGCAGGAGGGGAGCTGACCCTGCTCAATGGGTACTTTATATTCAATATTCCCAATACCGACGTTTTCTATATCTCCGGACAGAATGACGGATCAAGCGTTGATCCTCTTGAGTTCAGTTCTGCAAATGTGGACTCTGACAATATCATTTCTCTGGCTAATGTGAATCAGGAGCTATGGCTGTTTGGCGATGTAACAACGGAAGTGTGGGCGTATGACGCTAATATAGACTTCCCATTTGCTCGAATTGATGGTGCAACAATGGAGGTCGGGTGTGCAGCTAAGAAGTCGGTCATTAAGGCTGATAACTCGGTATTCTGGCTATCCAATGACACAGAAGGCAGGGGGCAGATCATTAGAGCGAACGGGTATGTGCCTCAAATCATATCCACAGAGGCGATTGATTATGCTATCTCACAATATAGCCGTATAGATGATGCTGTAGCCTACGCCTATCAACAGGAGGGGCATACGTTCTACGTCATAACCTTCCCCGCAGGTAACGCGACATGGGTTTATGACGCGGCCACTGGCATGTGGCACGAAAGAGCCTATACAGACCTTAATGGCAGTCTTGAGCGGCACAGAGGCCAATTAGGGCAGTTCTTCCAAGGGATGAATATTGTTTCTGACCATACAAACGGCAATCTCTACAAATTAGACCTCGATAAGTTCACCGACAACGGCGACAACATCACAAGATTAAGATCTACTCCTCACAACAACCAAGAAGCTAATCGCGTCATGTGGAATCAAATGCAGATTGACATGGAGGTTGGCGTAGGGCTGGAATCTAACGAAGATCCAATGATTCAACTGAGATGGTCAGACGATGGAGCAAAAACATGGAGCAATGCCCACTTGCGCTCTATGGGAAAGATCGGGGAATATTTGAAGCGTGTTATCTGGCGCAGACTCGGAACAAGCAGAGATCGCATTTATGAGATCCGCACAACTGAGCCGGTAAAGATTGCTATAATTGACGCTTATGCAAAGGTAACTCCTACTAATGGCTAGAATCGCAGCTCCTCCAATTCAGTCCCCACTGTTCCAAAACAATGTTCTGGCACAAGTCTGGTCGCGTTGGTTTCGTGACCTCGGAAGGGTGACAGAGACCGTCTCTACTAGAGGCGTTATTGATGTTGGCGGTGGCGATACCGTAAACCTGACAGAAGCCGGAAACGCGGTGAACCTGATCGCCAATACTGGAGACGCGACCGTTATTCTCCCAAAGGCAACCGCTGACAACATTGGCGAGACTGTTACCGTAACCCTGACAGACGACACATTTAACGGAATCATTACTCCCAAAACGGGAGAAACAATCATCGGAGAGACTTCTATTGTGATGAATTTAACCGACATGACCTATGATTGCATGGTGTTATCAACTGGCAAATGGGTGTTTATATGAGCTATACGCCTTTACCATTAAACGCGGCAAAAGATGCCGTATTAACCGAGCAAAAGGCCGGAACTAGCGCAACTGTTGATGACGGCGGGTTGTCGCTGTCTGTTGATGACTTCGGCGGATCTATTACCGTTGATACAGATGATGGCCCGATACAATCTGAAATAGTTGGCCTAGGCGGCTCTAAGGCCGACGTATCAAGATATGGTCAATTAATAACCGGAGTGCGCAGGGACGACATTCTAGTCCGATTTGAGTACAACAATTCAGACGAGGACGTTTTAGAGGTAGCCAGCGGAACTGGCGCAACAGGCAACGCTGACGCAATGGCATCAGTATCTCCCGGAACTGGAGTCGGGGCCGCATCAATAGCTAGCAATCGGTTTGTGACTTATCGTCCCGGACATGAGGTCTACGCATTTTTCACAACTCTATACGCAACTCCTGAAGCTGACACCTATCAGCGCCACGGAATATATGATATAGATGATGGATTCTTTTTTGGGTACGAGGGGACTACGTTTGGAGTCTCATTAAGAAAAGATGCTGCTGACACCCAGATTGCGCAGGCTAACTGGAATATTGATATATGTGACGGCACAGGGCCATCAGGATTTAATCTCGATCACGAAACGCTGCTTCAGTATAAAATCAGCTATGGGTGGTTAGGGTCTGCCCCGATTACTTTTTGGATATATGGCGGCGTAGAGCTTGATTGGATTCGGGTTCATGTAATCGATCAAACAAACGCATCAGCATCTCCAAGCATTAGCGAGCCCTCTCAAGGAATTATGATTGAGTCAGGCCGCACCACAGGAACCGGCGTGGCGCTGCTTGTAAAGACTTCATCGTGGGGAGCAGGAACAATAGAAGGAAGCCATACTCACGCAGGCCACAGGGTATTTGCTGGAAACGCATCAACGACCTTAGTTGCAGGAGTCGAGACATTGATGGCGGCATTTAGGAATAAATCTACATTCCAAGGAAGAACTAACAAAGTCACTATTGAAGCGGTCTATATGGGGGCTGCATCAGATGGCAATAAGTCCGTATTAGTTAACTTCTATCGCAACGCAACAATAACCGGCGGAACATGGAATGACGTTGACGCTAACAACTCGGTAACTGAGGCCAACACCACGGCAACATTCACGGGCGGAAAATATGAAATGACAGTACCGCTATCTAAGATCGACTCAGTATCTCTAAATCTTGGGGCTGGACACATCCATTTAGAGCTGTTCCCAGGCGAGTCGATGACCGTTGCCGGGCTTTCTGCAAATGCAAATGATGTGGTTCTTTCGTTCAGGTGGGAGGAGTATTTCTCTTGAGAAACTTCTTCATTACAGGATTACCAAGAAGTCGCGCCGCGTGGTTGGTAAATTTTATTAATACTGGTATAATTTGTTTATATATCGTTGGGAGAACGACATGAACGACATGGCTAATATTTTTGCGTCAAAAGAACTCAGTCAAATGACGCGGGACGAAAAAGTTGACGCGCTGGAGGTCTTTTCGCTGAAAGAGGCTCAGGTTGATTGTCCGGTCATTCATAGCTTCTCGCCTGGAATATATATCAGAGAAGTGCACCTAAAGGCTGGCATATTCGCTATTGGGCACTACCAAAAGAAAGAACATCTAAATATATTCCTAAAGGGAAAGGTAACCATCCTGAATGGTGACGGATCCACTGAATACATGGAAGCGCCAATGAGGTTTGTCGGAAAGCCTGGCAGAAAATGCGGGGTTATCCATGAGGATGTTGTGTGGCTAAACATATACCCAACCGACGAGACGGACATAGAAACTCTTGAAGCAACATATCTTGACAAGAGCGACGCATGGAAAGCGAATAGTGACTTGGTAAATGCGCTCGAAGATAAGAGTTATGTTGTTGATCGAGAGGACTATAAAAACGCGCTCAATGATGTCGGATTCACTGATGATATTGTTAGAATACAATCAGAGGATGAATCGGATCAAACAAAAATGCCGCATGGCTCTTATAAATTTATGATCTCATCCTCCAAGATAGAAGGAAAAGGTGTGTTTGCCACAGCTCCTATTGACGAAGGTGATGAGATTGCTCCTGCAAGAATTGGGATGCTGAGAACGCCGGTCGGAAGATACACGAATCACTCCGCGACGCCAAACGCAAAAATGGTGAAATCCGGCGATAATATTATGCTTGTCGCAACAATGCCAATAGATGGCTGCAAAGGCGGTATTGTTGGCGATGAAATTACCACCGATTACCGCGACAATGTTAAATTGATCCTATCAATGGAGGCTAAGTAATGTCTGGAATAGCTGTGGCAATAGGCGGATCCGCACTTCTTGGCGCGGCAGCATCGTCAAAGCAATCTAAAGCAGCAGGACAAGCAAGCGATGCTGACATAGCCTTCCGCAGGCAAATGTGGGAAGCGCAGCAGGCCCAGCAAGAGCCGTGGATGGAGGCAGGCCGAAACGCTCTCACGCAAATCTCAGGAATGGGAGGCCAAATCCCTGTTGATTTAGAGCAAGACCCTGGCTATCAATTCCGCATGGAGCAAGGCGGTAAGATGCTTGAGCGTCAACTAGCAGGAATGGGCGGTGGCGCTTACTCAGGGCGAGGAATGAAAGAGGCGCAGCGATTCGGGCAACAGCTTGGATCTCAAGAGTACGGGGCCGCATACGGTCGAGGCTCGGACGCATACAATAGGCTTGCTTCTCTCGCAGGAATGGGGCAAACATCAGCATCCAATCTTGGGCAAATGGGCGCGCAAGCCACTCCAGGAATGGCTGGGGCTATTTCAGGTGGTATTATGGGGCCAGCACAAGCGCAATCCTCTATGTATGCCGGATTAGGCAATCTAGGCATGCAAGGCGCAAACCTGTACCAGCAACAGAACTACCTAAACCAAATGGCGACAATGCCAACTGCCCAGCAGTATGGGACAATCCCAGGCAGCCAACAAACGAACATGCTTGCGGCTCAGTGGTGATCAATCATGCCAACTAATTATCTAGCAGGAATGGTTCAGCCTCATCAAATCATGGGGCAGGCTCAACAATTACAAACCCCTTTTCAGCTTGAGTCACAAGGGATGCAGATTCAGTCCTCTCGGAATAAGCTCATGGCGGACGAGGCAAGGCGTAATGCTTTGGCAGACTATGCGCAGACAGGGGCTGTTGAGTCACTACGCGCAGCCCCTGACTTGTATTTCGAGGCTATGAAGCAACAG